CCTTCTTTCTTGTTTATGAAAAGAACAATCCCCCATTTATTTCAAACAATGTTGCACAACAAATTTTATAACTTGTCCCACCATGAGCTAAATCAAATTCATATATTTTATTTAATAAATTCCCATTAACTTTATATATACCGGCATAGCCAGCTGTATCATGTGTATATGAAATAAATAAATAAATATTGTTTATATCTTTTACATAAACTTGAGATAAAAATTGTGCTGGGTGAGGCAATTGAATTCTTTTTGTTTGCGTTGCTGTTGCACCATTAATAGTATATTCATAATATGAAGCAGGGCTTGTGGTGTCTATACCATAAAACTTTAAAACTTCATTTCCACTTGATTTATCTAATACTGCATCAAATCTAGCATAGAACCCATAAGGCACAGTTGCAACAACCCATTCATTAGTGCTACCTACATTGATTGTGAATTTAATAAATTTTTCTTTATTGTTTTCACTCATTATCATATAATAAGTTGCTCCTTCAGAAGATTTTATTATTCTATTTTGTCTAAAAGGAGCTTGATTATAATTATAAGGTACAATATAATCATTTCTTAATACAACTTTATAGACGCCAGAAGCTTCACCACTTGAAAAAATGTTATTAAGTAATAATACTTTACTAACCATTGTTTCACTACCAACACTAAAAGTTAAACCATACATGTTATTGTTCTCATCTTGATTAAGAGCAGTAATTGGAAAAAGTTTTGTTCCACTATTAAATTCTGTAATCATTTGAATTTCGTTTAAATCACTATCAACCAAATATATAAAACCATAATAATTATTTGATGAATTTTCATAATATCCATATATTAAATAATTTTCATATATTTCATTATATATCTTTCCTAATGCAGAAACAGTAGTTGCGTTTTCTTCATTAACTAAAATTGTATTAATATTTTCTGCTAAATTTTTATTTAATGTTTCATTATTATCAAATGATGGAATATTTTCCCCTGTTTCTTGTGTTATATTTCCAGATATATATTTTAATAATTTATTTTTATAATCTTCTGTCATATTTCCTCCTACTTATTAAATGGTGCATTTAATTATTGTTCCCCAATGTTGTTATTTCTTCAATAGATAAATTCAACCACCTTATAGTACACGTATTGCTTAAATCAACATTTCTTGTTATATATTGACCTGCGTCAATGTTTCCTTGTGTTTTATTTCTTTGATTATCAAACCAATTTATCGCCTTTTCAGCATTAAAACTTGATGTTAACTCATATATATAAAATATTTCATAAGTATTGTTTCCAGTTGCATAAATTTGAGTTGTTTTACTTTTTACCATATACCACTTTTTTAATTCATCAATAGGAGCATCAAAATATATTTTTGTTCCTATCATTTCTTGTAAATCTTTATATGAACTTACTTTTAAATTTATTTCTGGAACACCTTTATATTTTATATATGTTTGAGCTATGTTTAATAATTCATCACTAGATAAAACATCATTTCTACTTTCATATCTTTCTATAACACCATATCGTCCAGTATTGGTGTTTATTCTGCTTATTTCTTCATTATTTGATACCACTTGTCTTCCTTGCACCAAAGCAGTATAAACAATTGTAATTTGTGTTCCAGCACTATATATTGAATTGCCGTCATTACTTGAAAATTTACTATCACCAATTGTATAATAAAAATCAAAATATAGCCCAATATCTTTATCACTTGTATATCCAAACGTTGCTTGAACACCGTTAACTGTAATTGATTTAATTTCACCAATAGGAGATGCCGTTGTAAATTCACGTGTATAACCATTAGCAAGTATATTTTCTGTATAATCTATTGATGCATATACTCTTTCTGATAATATTGCTTGCCTATTTCTATAATCATTAGTTGAATAACTAAAACTTATATCTTGAATTCCATTTTGTTCAAAATATTGTTTTGTATATTTTATTTCATTGCCTACATCCATATATTCCGGATCATAAAAATTTATTTCTACCGTATTTTCATCAATTGTTTTTGTAAACCATCTCGAACCACTTATATCTGCTAAATATTGAAAAACATCATAAGCTGATTTATTTTGAGTATTATAAGCACCAATAACTTCATCTGATCCATATATATTAACTGTTCCAAGTACAAAACCATAATTTGATATGGCACTAACAACTTCTGTTATTGCTTCTGATATTGTTTTTTCATTTATAACAAAATCTAATAATATTCCTTCACTTAAAAACGTTTTATAATCTAATATTTCTAAAGAACAAAATTTAGGCTCTCTAGGATTCAAAGATATCTTACCTGTGTTTTTTACTACTCCACTAAATATTAATGTATTATCATGATAAATTAAACATTGTGAATAATCTTTAGGATAATAAAAATTATTTATATAATCATGATTATTCTCCCAACTTTTAGGATAACAATTATTCAAAATAGTCGAAGAAGTAGTTAGCATATCTTCTTTTATTTCTAACTTATTACTGCATACTACTTCTTCATTGTTTATATACATTCTAATCATATTAAACACCTGCTCCGTAATTATAATCGTTAGGGCTTCCACCACTATAAGTTTTAATATTATGAACTAATTGTCCCAATGGATCTTGTTCAATATTAACATTATTATATACTTGAATATTTGGATTATATGTGTTTTGCATTGATGATATTCTTGTGCTATCTATTCCATTTGCATATGGATTGAACTTTTTAGGCACTACCGCTTCACCTTCATGTATCATTGCTATCATATCATCAGGTACATAATTAGTTCCTGTCGCAAGTTTTGGTATTAAAGGAATGTTTATACCTTTGCCTCCTACACCTGGCACCCAATCTGGGACCTTTATTTTATTTAAGCCTTTTATAAAAGCATTAATTAAATTTATCATTTGATTTAACGGGAATTTTATTATATTTGCAAATCCACTTACAGCATTTTTGAATATATTTTTTACATTCTCCCATGCCGCTTTCCAATTGCCTGAGAAGACATTTTTAACAAAATCAATTACATTTTTTAAAGTATCTTTTATATTATTGAATCTGTCTCCAATCATTTTGAAAATTGGTTTAATAATATCAAAGGCTATTTGTATTTTTGTTGATAACACACTAGCAAAAAAATCTATTGCCGTCGTTAACGGTGGTAAAATAACCTGTAATATAGTACTTAATAAATCAATAAGTGGTGGTATTATTGATTGCCATATTTCAATCAAAGGTGGTATTAAAGCCATTATTATTTTTACAAGTGGTTGTATTAAGTCCGCTATTGGTTTAATTAAAGGTAATAACGAATTTATTATACTCATCACTCCTGGTAATATAGCTTCTACCATCTGCATTAAAGGTGGTAGTAAAGTGTTTAATATTTGAATAGCCACAGGCATCAATGTTTGAAATAAATTAGTTAACACTGGCATTATTTGAGATAATAAATTCTGTAACGGTGGTATTATTGATTGAACTATTTCTATTAATGGTGGGATGATTATTGGTATTATATCTCCTAACGCAGAGAAAACTTTCTCACCTATTTCTCCCAACTTAGAAATAACTCCAGTTAAGCCTCCAAATGGTTCTAACGCTTTATCAACCGCTTTCATTATGTTGGCAACGCCTCTTACCATGGCGGTTTTAGCATTTGCTATTGATGTCTGTATACCACCTGTTGCAGTATGTGCAGACTTACTTAATGCTTCCATTGAGCCTGTACCTTCGGTGTCTAATTTTGTAAAGCATCATTAAATTGGTCTATTGATATACTTCCATCTGACAATCCATCTTTTAATTCTTTATATGAAATTCCCATAGATTCGGCTACTTTACTCATCAATCCTGGTATTGCTTCGTTCATTTGATTAAAGTCTTGAGCAGATACTTTTCCTGCAGATAGTGCTTGTTTATATCCATAAATAAATCTATCTACTGCTTCAGTTGAACCATTAGCAAATACCATCGCACTATCATTAATAGCTTTGAACATTGATTCTGATTGTTCTAAATCATTTGTTACTGTAAATAAATCTTGAACACCACTAACAGCTTGGTCTAATGATGTTGGTAAGCCTTGAACGGATGCGTCAATTCTTTTAATTGATTCAGATGCTTCATCAGCACTTACACCGAATAATTCCATTACTTTAGGATAATTATTCATTGTATCAATTCTTTGGGATGCTCTGTCAACATTTTCACCAATTACTTCTATTCCTTTTGAAACCGCTTTAGCCGCAATATTTCCAATAGCCATTGCTCCCGACATTTTACCAAATGAAGTTGTAATTCCTTTTGTTTTGCTATCGATGTCAGAAGTATCGCCGATAAACTTTACTAATACTTCACCATCCATTATATCTCTCCTTTCTATTAAAAAAAGTGAGGTTTACCACCCCACCTTAAAGGATTTTTTTAACTAGATGCAATTTCAGTTCCTTTTCCTATTAATTGCATTTCAAAACCAAATTCTGCTTCATCTTCAGCTGCACCACCTAAATCACTAAGATTTAATGATACTTGAGCTTGATATGTAGTATATTCTAATACTCCACCAGTTGCTCCTGATAATAAATCAAATTTGATTAATATTCCAGAGAATTGTGCAACTTCACCGTCTGCTATTAATGTATGAACTTTATCAAGTAAAGCAATATCTCCAGTGTTGTTTACATCTAATTTTAATGTTCCAGTTAGTGTAACACTAGCTCCTGTAATTACTTTTCTTTGTAAAGCATCGCAGAAAACATAGAAGTCCTTTTCCTCTAGCTCAGTTTCAACTCCAACCTCACTGGTTGTACAGATGTCTGTAAAAACAGGGCTTTCAGTTGTGCCTGTATTAATAGCTAGATTTTTAATTAACTCTCTATTGTTTATATACCATTCCATGATTTTTCTCCTCTCATTATGATATTCTGTTGACTATGCATTGCAAAGTCATTGTATAAGACACTCGTCTTATATCTTCATAAGCTATTGTTCTTGGGTTAGAAAATTGTTTTATCATTATTTGCCATTGTTGGTTGTTCCATTCAAAATAAATGTTATTTCCTATTAAATTACCAATTTCTACACTTACATTTTTAGCATTTTGAATATTATCTCCATAAATGTTTACATCATAATAATTATACAATGGATCAGTATCCCATAATACAATCTTTTGCCCTGATGCTTCTTGTACAACAATAACTTGTATATCACTATCATTTGTACTATATTCAGCTCGTATTTTGTAACCATCTACTATAGAACGTAAATAATCAATTAATACTAGGTTCTTATTTTTGATATCTTGCTCACTCATATTATATCTCCTTCTTAGCTGCATTTACAGCATTTGTAAGTATTTTTTTCTTGGCTGTGTGAATTTGTTTATAATACCACTGTGGTTTAGTACTCTTATTTGTCCAATTAACATCTTTCATTCTCCATACATACTTATCATAACCTGTTCCACTTAATAAAGAATAAGTTTTGTTATATCCTCTAATAGGTTGTGCCATTTCAGCTCTTGCTAAATTTCCAGTTAAGTATGGATATGCGTTTGTTCTTTTGGTATATTCTCGGGTGAATACTGCGACATTATAAACCACTCTATCCTCATATCTATTAATTTTTGTTATAGGTAGTTTTTTTATCCATTTATAAATAATTCTTACTGCTGTCATTTTACCGCTATTATAATATTTGCAAGTTTGTTCCAAATCCAATTATCTTTAACATCTATTATAGAATAAGTTGTATTACCAAATATTAATTGGTCTCCTTCTTTAACAGGTGTTTTACCTTTAACTATGAAATATCCTTTTGCTTCTGCTACTGTATCAGTACCAAATTTAACGGACATATCAGCGTTATATGGGCATACTTTTATCTTTACTTGACGTTTATCTTGGTCATCGTAATAATCGCTTGTACCACGGTTATTTTGTACCAAAATAGCCTTCATTCCATTGACATTATACATACTAATCACCAAATGGTAGATTTATACCCATATTATAATTAATTGGATTTCCTCTATATAATAACCCAGCGTTGCCTAATATTCTAAGTGCGTCTTTTGATATATCACTTATTAAATCGCTTTTCATTGCTCCTGCTTCTATTGAACCGCGATTATCTAAACTAGGAATATCATATTCTTCTATGAAACGTAATTGCTCCATGCTTGCGTTTTTAACAGCCACTGGGCAAGATACAGAAGTCCAGTTAGGATTTCTATATCTTAAACCTATCTGACTGTAAATCATCTCACATGCTTTTTCAATTTTCCATTCCTCTTCAATAGTTATATTGTATTTGTTATTAAACTCTTCTATTGTAAAGAAAGTCATAATAGACCTCCTTTCTAATTATGCAGATATTTCTTCTTTTAATGCGATTATGGCATTTGTCTCGACAACCTTTGCTCCAAACATAATATTTCCTTCCATTACATAGTAACCTGGGAAACCTGGATAGTTGTTGTTGTATTCTACAAATGAATCAAAGATGAATCACCAACTACTGCTAGTGGATTATAGAAGTATCCTTTAACGTCTCCTAACATTGTATCGTTTACTGGGAATATTGAACTCCGTATGCCTCGTC